AGCACTCGGTACATACTTATATTCTGCATACCGGGGAGTATATCCAAAAGTCTCATCCTGATTATCCAAATTCTCAGGTACATACAACTCCTTAACTTTTATCTCCTGCTCTCCAATGTGTTGAAACTCCGGCCAGAAGAAATCAAACTTATCGAACTTAGTCAGGAACCTCGAAATACCTTGTTGATAAGCAGTCCGGGGAAGCACAGACATAATACCGATAACGTAGCCATGTTCCTCAAAGAACCTTTTGAAACGATTGGAACGACCGACAGAAACACCATGGCCGGCCATATCTCCAAGAGAACCTAATTGATTTGATTCCGCAGTTTGCAATACCTCGGAAACAGAAACAGGTTGACGACCTCCACCGAGGTACTCGGGACGTTGGAGCCTTGAATCTGACGATTTAACACCGAAATGAGCGCGTAAAACTTCGGTGTAACGGGTACCACTGCGTGCATTACGTTCAAGCCATTTTTGCAGCTGAAATGCACGCCTAAGCTCGATAATAGTAGCAGCAGAAGCACTTGATAAATCAACCTTATGAGTTGATGCAACATCAAGATAATGTCTGTTAATACCTCCAGAATCAGTTAAAAAACCACCGGCAGTTGTATAAATATTGTCATTATAATTTGCAACTGGATCACCATCTTGATCACGAAATGTTTGTGCATTAACGGTTTTATTACCATAAAATACTAAATCAGCTTCACCGGATAACGGTAATTCAACATCATCACCTTTCTGAGGCCACGGACGAGCGGAAGTAAAATAATCCTTTTCCCAAGCACGTGATTGCATTTTAGCCAAAGAAAAGGATTGATTAGGATCAGCCTTACCATCAGCATCTTTATATATATCAACCTCATTCCACAAATCTTGGTCGCGATACCATTCATTAAATATCAACTGATAAGCACGAAAAGGTAAAGCATTAATTTTCATCTGACCATCAATGACATGGCTCATATTTGGAACACCTAAATAATCAGGTAATGATCCATTAGTTTTACACACTGAATTTAAAAAAGTATGTAAAGCATCACCATAGGGCAAATAAGGTAAAATCCTATCATCATTACCAGTAATAAAATCTTCCCATCCAGACCATACAAGACGATTAGGAACAAAGAAAAAATGAGTATATACGTTGATACGATGCATAACAGGCGCAAGCATAGGGGCGAATCGCATCATTACCTCGCTTGATACTTTGAAAGTATCTCCGGGAACTACCTCCTGACAGAAAATGGGAACGAGATCGCCCATGTTCATAGACAACTTTTTTTCATGTGAAAGGTTAAACACATTCCGTTTTACTTTATTTCCGGGTACGGAATTAAAAATCTTTGACATCTCTATTCTGTTTTAAATTTATAAACAACTTTTCAGACCTCTTTTCTATCAATTCAGTCCGATAACTAAAATAATATTCATCCGCTAAATTCGGATGTTCTTTTTTCCACTTCTCATAATTAAGAACGGGATCAACTCCTTTCACTTCACATTCCTGACGATACACTTTAGAAATAATTGCACGTTGAACCTTATTAAATATCTTTTCAGAGTAATAACGAGGTAAAGCAACTTTTTGACCAAACTCCCGAACTCCGTAAGGCTTTAAACCGTCTCGATGATACTTTTTCAATGACTTAACATAGTTCACACCGATACCGGGATTCTTAGACATAAGAGCAAACGGTTGACGCGGATCATCTTTTTCAAATCTATACTGCTTCTTAGTAATTACATAACCAGCACAATAGTTTATACTGGCAGGTGTAACACTACCGATGTGAACGTGTCCATAATGCCATAAGGCAGAAACCTTACCAAGAGGAGGAGTAAAATTAAAAAAAATAGCATGATAATGAGGCCGACCGTAACGACCTCCATACTCAGAAACCACATAATACCGAAATGTTCCATGTTTTCGGAGTCTTTTGAAATACTTTTGTAAATCTTCTTTACGAAAACACCAATTATCTTCAGAGTCTTTAGGTATGTGTTGATCATCATATGTTAAAGTAACAAAAAGCGACCTTGAGGAAACTTTATTTTCATGTTCCAAACGCAGTAACCAGTCAGATCGCTTTCTTTTTAGACATCCGTAGCATTTACCACAAGGAACGGTAACTAAACCGGATTCTCTTTTCAAGGTGATCGGAGAAATACAAGCCATTTCATAAATTACAATCTATAACCGCCACGAGCGGAATAAACACGACGTAATCTTTTACCACCTCTACGACGACGGGAACGCCGTACTATACGACGAAATCCTCTTCTACTTCTTCTTCTTCTCATCCCTTTTACCTTTAAAAAGTCCAACAATAAAAGATACTACAGTTACAACTGCAACCAATACCTCAGAGGGTACATTTAATAAATCGGAAATTGCTTCCATAACTTAAAATTTAAAATGAATATTTGAAAAATTTACGAAATGCCGGTTTAATTCTTCCGGCTTTAGACATACGCGATGCAGACCGCATAAAAGACAAACTTTTCACACCTGATCCAATACCGGGCAGCAAAGAAGGAAGTAACAAAGCAACGTCAATAGCAGATACACCTGGATTCTCTTTTTGCATAATCCGCACAACTTGACGCATAAGAACGTTATCACGAGTAGTAAGGCCGTAAGGCTTTAGCAAAGAATTAAGATCATTTTCAAGGTTTTTACCTCTTGCAGATGCTTTAATATTCTCAACATTAGCTTTTTTAGCTTCTAAGGAAGTTTGTGCAAGATGAGGAGCGATAGCAGCTTCAGCAGCGGCAATTTTAGACTTCATAGCACGATATCCAATATCATGAAGTCCTTTTTCATACTTCTGACGTGCATACACATTTGCAAAGTCAGCAGCTTCAGACGCAACAATGTTTTCATACTGTTTATTCTGTATAGTAGCGCCTTTAAACTTAAAATCCTGATAAGCAGATAAAGCACCTCCAAAATTGGGAACCGGTGGGGGCTGAACTTGTGAAAAATTAGGGGAATTGGGTCGAACATACTCAGGGGCTTTTCCTGATGATAGACCAGCGGCAGAACCGGAACCATATACCATATTTGGATTCAATCCGGCAGCTTTAAGCCTTGCCATTTGCTGTTGGGGCGAATTGTACTGATTAGACATATTCCACATCTGTAGATTAAAATCTCTTGCCTTTTGGGCTTCAGACATCTGGAAATCCAATTCTTTTTGTAGATTACGCTCTGATTGCCGACGATTCTGATAACCTGTAAGGTAATTAGTGGCCGTACCACCAATAGAACCAATAAAAGGCAAAAGAGCTGTTAAAGGTGCAGCCATAATTTAAAAATATAAATAATCATATACAACATTAACAAAATCATCTATAGATTGGGCATTACCAAGCTTTGAAGAACCTAAATTAGAACCAAGACGCAAAACATTTTCACCTTGGAAACACACAAAACACAAAGTATTAGTATGCCAATAAGAATAATATCTACCACGTGGCACTTCCACAAATTCAATATTTCGACGAATATGCGACTTTAATTTACTTTTATCTGCCATAATTAAAAATTTAGAATTAAACATTATTATTCACAAATATATTTCTATAATTACATTTTATCAAATATTTAACATTTATTAACAAATAGCTTTACAACCTCTTGATTTTCAAGAGGGTGTCAGATAACACTAATATATCAAGTATGTGTTAGTGTTATCTTTATTTTTATGGCGAACCCTTCGGGACGGGCTTTTCGCTGTATCTTGCTGATATTCAGTAAGATAGACTAATTCAATCGCGAGCTCCTGCGTCGCTGCTCTTTCACAAGTCTATCTAACTTCATTTCAGCAAGGATGCCGCTTCAATCCCTTTCGCCAGACTAAGAACATACCGATCTTTTTACAAGACGGGTAGAGCCTCCGGCGGCCCTCCGGGGGCTCTCCGAGGGGGGTAGAGGTTAAGATGAGCGCGCATAGCGCAAGGCATAAATAAAAAGGCCTGACGTTATGCCAGGCCAATTCAGGTTTTAAAATAGCTTACTTCTCAGGTGGAGTTTCTACAGGGTCAGGAGACTCTACAGGGTCCGCAGACTTCTTCTTTTCTTCTTCCTTTCTTGCCAAATCCTGTAATTCACTTTCATGCTCCAATACGGTAGCAACACGATTTTCAATATCGTGATAATAACTCGGATCATTAGTAATATCATCAAATTCACTATCATCCTCAAATGCCGCTTGATTGATTTCATCATCCGCATAATAACCTTTCTTTTGTATAGGTGCAATACCACGAGTAAAATTCTCTAAAATATCCCGAATACTCAACGATTGATCGGGAACTGTCAATGACTCTTCATCATTGTGAGGCTCCATATGAATACCTGAAGACATCCTCTTACTGTATTCTTCTTCAATAAATCTTACCATAATACAAATTTTTAATGATCAATTAATCCAGGTTCTCCATATACAGCCATTGGGCGCAGCGCCTTAAAGTTATGATAAACATGAACCCAAAGCTTTTGATGTTCATCATCCAATACGTTAAAAATACGATTAGTCGGATTTGCTTTGATAAATGTTCCATTCAAAGAGGGCTGCGATGAAAAAATTCTGCCCATATGCCAATAAGATAAAGAATCTTTAAAATCTCCATGTACAGCACTCGGTACATACTTATATTCTGCATACCGGGGAGTATATCCAAAAGTCTCATCCTGATTATCCAAATTCTCAGGTACATACAACTCCTTAACTTT